AGGCCTTGGATCGCCTGCCCGCGCGCGCCGAGTGCGGCCTCTAGCTCTTGCTGCCGTTGCCGGAGGATCATCTCGTTGAGCATCTGTTGCGCTTGCTGTCGCTCTTGCAGGCCCGCGAGCGCTTGCTGTCCGCTCATTCCGTAACCGAGGCGAGCGCCCTGCATCGCAGCGGTGCGAGCTGCCATTGCGGCATTGGCGGGCGACGCAGACGCGGCCATCGAGCGCTGTGCGGCCAGGTTCTGCTGCAGGCCTTGCCGGAGCTGTTCGGCCGATACCGAGTTTTGCCCCTCGGCAATCTGCCGCAAGTAGTCGCGCGCGCCAGCGGCCTCGCGACCCATCGCGCCGAAGCCTTGCTCGCCGACGTTCGCGAAACCGCCTGCGGCCTTAACTTGCTCGTTGAGCGCGGTGCGCTGTTTCGCGGCCGGATCCGAGAACGGATCGGGGCTACGAATGGTGCCGAATGGCGTCTTAAACCCGTTATCGGGACTAGGCACCGTCCAACCGCTGCCAAAGTCTCGGCCCGGATTGGCAGCTTCCCATGCTGCTTTCTCAGCTGGGCTGACTACGCCATCTTTGTTCGTATCTGCCTCGTGGTAGGCCACAGCACGGCTCCTCTAGATCTTTTGGCCGCTCGACAGGTTTTGATACGGCTGCGGCTTAACGCCGATTTCGAGCGCCAGCCCGGTGAGTTTTAGCGCCTCACCATTCGGAGCGACGTATACGCCTCCGGACAGCCGCTTTATTGTAATACGGATTTTGATTGCCTCGCATTGCTGTTGCGAGGGGCCGATTTTGACTTGCTCCGGCCCGCCGACGGTTACCGGAGTGACAGTCCAATATTGATCGTCGAAGTAATCCCATACGCCGGGGGACGTTGCTTGGTAGTCGCGGGCGATCCGGACGCGCACGACGTGATCGCTCTTGTACTCACCGAGCATGAACATCCGCCGAATACGGCCATAGCCCTGCAGGTCGTTGAGTTTCACCCAGGCTGTTTCGATATCCATTCCGTAATCGACGGCGGAATAGGTCGACTGCTCGGCTTTAACGTTCGTGCTCGTCAAGTAATGGTGCGTGTCGCTCCACAGCACCGCATCGAGCCCGTCGGAGATCGTCCATTCACCCCACTGATTGACGAGGTAATCCCAAACGAGCATCCGCGATGCCGTGAGGAGTCGCACCTGGTGCTTGCTCGTGAGCACGTGCGCCGCGAGCGGCGCTTCGGAGTCGTAATCGACGACAGGCGCACCGACGTAATCGAGGCCCCATCCGCGATTGAGCACGTACCAACCTTTGCTCGATTTGAAGATCAGGCCCTGCGCGATAACCGCGATGCCCTCGGCATTCACCGCGCCCAGCTCGGTAGAGAGAGCGCGCGCGGGCCCGAAATTCTGCCCGCTGCCATCGTTGCCGAAACCGTCGCCTGGAAAGGCGTAGATCGCAGTCTCGCGAAACACGATCAGCGTCTCGTTGAGAAACGCCATTCCCGTGATCGCGCCACCTGCGTGCGGCACCGGAATAGTCAGCGCCTCGTGGAAAGCGGCAACGGTGCCGTCGCTACGGATCTTGCTGTACCAGATGCGATCCGGATCGCCCGACACGTTGCCAAGGAACACGCGCGACTCATTCGCGATCACGAGCGACGCGGCCGGAGGCGCGACGCTCTCTAGGATCCCGCCCGTCTCGGGATGCGTTTCCTTCGTTGTGAGCGTGGCGTCGTCGTACGCATCCTCAAAGGCCGGTGCTGCCGGTAGCGTCGTCTGATTGGTGTCGTTAGCGAGATAGCGATTGGGGTTGATGGCCGTCGCTGGGTTCACGCTCGTGACGAGATAGAACGGGCTATCCGGTGTCGGGTTAACGGCCGTGCGCCACAGCTCAAGAGCAGCCTCATTGCCCTTATGCGAAAACGTGAGCGGATAGAGCGCATCAATATCGATGTTCTTCGGCCCGCCCGACATCGTGACGTTGCCGATTACAACCGTCGTAGATCGATCCACTTCACCGCGCGCGTTGTGCCACCGCCACGTGGGCTGATACGCGTACGTGCCGTTAGCGATGTTGCCGGCCGCACCGATCAGCGCCTGAAAAAACCACGGCGCGGTATGGAATCCGCACTCGACGATCCGACGGCCGTCGTACTGCAGGATCTCGCCCGATGCGATGTAGAGAGTGCCCCCAAGCCTCGCGCACCGACGCGCCTCGTTAGAATCGAACGTAAACGTAACGTCATGCGCGGCGCGCATCGCGTACGTCTCGCCGACTCCAGACACACCGCCCGAGGTGCCCGGCCCAACATCGATCCGACGACGCTCGGCAGTGCACCACGAGAAAACCGTCGAGCCGTTCGTGAGCGCAACACCGGGCAGTAGGCCCACGGTGCCGTTACCGCCTCCGGTGATTCCGCCGCCGCGGTGATAGACGGCTTTTGCGCAGAGAAACGCGTCGTCTCGAAACAGAAAATATCCGTTTTGCACGTTCGCGATTCGCAGCGAGCCCGCGCCGGAGCCTGTAAAGCCCGACGAGTTGCCGAACGCGAGCCACACGAAAACGCGGCCGTCGTAGTCGAACGCTCGCGACGCAACGGAGCCTTGCCGCACAAACACGGCTTGCGTCCCGAGGCTGTTTCCGGTGTCGACCCAATTCGATTTGGTCGCGAATGCGCTGTAGACAGCGCCCATGCTCTCGGAGCTAGACCAGAATGCATAACACCGGTACTGGCCGCTATCCTGCACCGAGCGGTGCGCGGCTGCGATTTGCTGGATCGCACTCGTGAACGTGCCGACGGCTTGCCCGGTGTACACATCGGCGAAACCGCTGATCGCGACGTAATCGCCGATCACGTTCGCCGATCCGCTATCGCCTCGGAGGATCTGCGCGTGCGTGCCCGTCGGCGCGCACGACACGGCCATGGGCTCGGTAGACGTGCGCGCCTTGGTGGACTGCGCGACGGTCAGGCCGGATGTAACCGTGAACACTTCATAAGAGGTGTTCGGGTTGCGGCGCGCGACTCCGATCGCTTGATCCGCGCCGATCACGCGCGTCACGTCGTAATAGGCATCGTAGCTAGCCGTCGCCAGGATCAGCGTGGCTGCGCTCGCGATGCCCGTGGCCGGATCGGCCGGGTCAATCGCGCGCACGCTAAGCCCGGTGCCGGTTACGTCGTTGAATAGGAGGATTTTGGTCGACAGTGCGACGAGGCGCGGGCGAGTGCCGCTAATCGTCGTCGGGCCGGTCAGCAGTGCGCCCGTGGTTTTGTCGCGAGCTGCAACGTAGGCGATACCGTTATCGAGCCACGCATACACGACGGTGCCGTTAAGCTCGGCGCGATCGGGCTGCGTTTGATCGCCCGTCGTGGCAAACGCGGTCTCTTCGCGCAGCTTCACCGCGAGATGCGTGCCCTTGCTGATCCACTTAGAGAGCTGCGGGCTCCACGAGTAAAGCGTGTCTTTGGTAAAGCAGAGTAGCTCGTCACCATTCACCGCGAGTCGGCGCGCATTCGAGAGCGTGCCGCCCCCGAGGATCGAATTACCGATCGCGGAAAACGGATAGCGCGTCTGCAGCCCACCGATCTCGTCGAATTGGGCATCGGTACAGATATCGAGCGTCGGCGGATTACCTGCCCGCGTGTCGCCTTTTTGGTTAAGGCCGGCTGCGAGCGGCACCTGCAACAGCCCCCAATTGAGGCCGCGCATGCTCACTAGAGCACCGCCAGATCGATCGTGATCGTCGCGCCGTAACCCGAGGCCTTGAGTTTCACGAACCGCGCGCGATCGTGTGCGCCCGTGCGGATCTCTTCGATGCGGCCGCTCGTGCTCGGCCCGCGCAGACACGACGGCGCGATCCAAATCGGCTCACGGCCGAGCCCGTGTGAAACCACAACCTCGGTTGCGTCGGGCAGCGTGATCGCGTTGATCACGCGCAGTGACACCGCGGGCACCGCTTGCAACGAGCGGATCGCCTCTTCGTGCGATCGCCGATTGGCCTCGGCATCGGCATCGGTGAGCCGTCGTGTCTGCGGCGCTTTCATCGATTCCACCAATCGGCCTCGTCAATGACGCCACCAAAACCATCCGGGCCATCGCGAACGATTCGCCGACGAGGCGCGTTGAACGCGCGCATCGCGGCCCATTCGCGCAGAGCTTGGCCCGCCTGGTCACGCTCGCGGATCGCTAGCGTCACGTCGCTCTCCGATTTGGCGAGCGCCTTGACGGCAACGCACCAAATGATAAAGCGCTCCCCCTCGGGCGTGACGAGATCAACTGCATCGCCATCCACGTAGCTCGATAGATCGGTGGCCTGCGGGATGTAGCGCCACAGGTATTCGCCGCTCGATGGCCGCGGATAGAGATACAGCTGATCGTCGACTAGCTCATACACGCGAGCCTCGCCCGTCATACCGATCCAGCGAGTGCGCTCTTGCATCATGATCTCGTCGAGGAATCGACGAGTGCCCGTGGTAGTGCCATTCTCGAGAAACTCGACACTGATCACCGCGAGCATGTCGACGGGCTCGGTATACGACTCCGATCCATCGGCCGTGAATTGCGATGTCCGCTCCCAATAGCGGAGTCCGCTCTCGGCCACGAGGCCCCACAACTCGCCGAATGCCTCGCTGATTAGCGCATTCCATTCGGCAGTCGGGATGGAGAGATCATTCTCCTTGTCGCACCGCTGTTGGCAGCGAGTGCGAATCGTCGACATCGTTAGCCGGCGCGGCATTCACTAGACCGCCGTCCGCTTAAACTTAAAGATCAGATTGAGCCACTCGAGGGCAGCGAGATCGTGGAGCGCCTCGGACGCGTTCGTGATGTTGAGCCGAACAGTGCGCGTGGTTGCGTCGTACACGCCGGCCACGACGGTGTGTCCCTTAACATCGGCTGCGGTCGTCGCTTGAAACCCGTGGGTGAATCCGAGAAACGTCCCCGGATTTTCGGCCCAAACGATATCGACGAGGCCCGTGCCGATATACGTCACGGTCACGCCGGGCCCATAGACCTTGGTGACTGCCGTTGATCCGCCTACGAATTTGACGAAGTGATCGACCGTATCCGGCTGACTGTCGACGAGCGGGTAGGCATCGAGGCTCATGGCTAGCGCTCCACCCAACCCATGCGCACCTTGTAAACGCCGGCTGCCGATTGCGAGGCTTGGCCGTGCAGTGCGAGGAGAAATTGGTCGTTCGGACCGAGAACCACCGGAGGCAAACAAACGATGCTCGTGCGGATCGCCGCGGCAGCCTGCCCGGGCTGCGTACCGACGATTTCGGGATCCGCGCCGAACACAAACATTTTGATGTCACCCGCAATCTCGATCGACGGGCGCAGCGTGCCGAAGCCCAGATCGCGCGCGCTCGCCGACTCCGCGCCGGACACTGGCGCGCCACCGAGGCACGCAAGCGACGGGGTGGCGCTGCTCTGCATATTCGGGCTAACGCGAGTGAGCGCTGTACCGCCCGACGTGATCCGCGTTGCGCCGGTATCGAGCTGCGCGGCCCAACATGCTTGGGTGCCGTTCGCGCCCGCAGTGACAACCTCGATCTCGATGAAATCGAGATACGCGCGCACGTTGCCCGCAGCCGAGTCCATTCGGAGATGGATAAACGGCTTTGTCATCGTCGAATCTGCATCGGCGAGCACCGGAGCCGCGTGGCCCGCGAGTGTGGTCGATGCGTCATTGGTCGCGTTGTGCGCGATGAAATACGTGCCCTCGTCGGCTGCCGCGAGTCGCCACTTGCCGAGCGGCATCGCGAACAATTCGCCGCGCCGAGTGACTCGGATCGGACCGTACTGGTTATCCGAGACCGCACTCGGCAGTGCACGACTGGTGAGCCCCCAGCTATTAACGAGATCTCCATTCGCCATGATTCGTGGTTCCTTTCTTGGCTAGATGGAGTGCACGCCAAACGATGCGGGCACGATTTGGATGTAGTTCGAGAAAGACCTAACGCGGACTTCGAGCCCGTCATCACTCGTCTGGCGCAGATTCGGGCGCCCGTCATCCATGATGATGTGGGGCAGTTCCTTCAGATGCCGAATGTAGTGATCGCTCGAGTTGAGCAGATAGCCGCGGTTCGTCGGGCAGTCCGGATCCGAATACGCGCGCATCGTGCCCGCGGGCGTATGGATAAGCATGTACTCAAATCCGTAATCCGCAGTTCCACCGGCTCCCTGGTATTCGACCTTGGCATTAAGCCGCCGGGCGACCGTCCAGAAATTGGTGGGGTTCAGGTAGTACTCATTCGCGCGCTTGCCACGCTGCGAGATCTTCACCGCGACGCGGCCCGCGTTTTCCTCGATATTGGTCGCGGTGTCGTCGAGTCGCGAGCCCGCGAGTCGCACCGGATCAACTCCGCGATCCTTGCCCCGGAAGCTGTCCGAGCTAAGGACGGGCGCAGAGAGCGGGGTGCACTTGGCTAGACCCTCGACGCAGGTGCTCGGAGGATCGCCGGCCCTAAAGAGGTAGTCGTTATCCGCAAAGCTCGTGATCGCGGCTGCCGAGTTGAGCGTGACGGTGCCCGCATCCTCGTCAACGGCTGTCACGTACGTGGAGCCCGAACGGAGCGAGCTGCCGTCGGCAGTGTCGTCTGCAACGACGTACATGCCGACCTTAAAGTTACGCGCGTCGTCGGCAACGGTCAGCGTAACGGTGTTCGAGCTGATCGACGCGCGACGGCCGCGGTTGCCAGTGCCATCGCGGTAGAGATCGAACGCGAGCGAGTCGATCATCTCCGAGAGAACGGAGTCGGTCTCGTTCGTGACGAGATCGACGAGCGCACCGCGGTTGCCCTCGGCTGCGGCGATCGCCTCGCCCGCCAGCGTGATAACGCCGTATTTGGCTTTGCGCGTGGCCTCGAACTGCAGACCCTTGGACTCGCCCGCGTTGGTTTGCGCGGTGGAAAACGTGCCCGAGATAGCCTGCGGGTTGCCGTATTTGACGGAGTAGCGGAATGCCTCTCCGTAGAAATTGCCGTTCTTCGCAATCTTCGCGAACAACGGGTGTTCTCGGAGAGCGGCCTCGCCGAGCGCGTCTGCGTACATCTTTTCAAAGATGTAAGCGACGGTTGTTAGCGTACTAGCGGATGCCATTGCAGATGCCTTTGCTCGCGACTCACCGGCCGCGTGATTGAAGAGTCGAAATCGCTACTGGGCCGATTTCGACTCTCGGCAACTGCAGGGCTTAATCTCTCGGTCGTTGCGGCGGATGGACTTGCACCATCGATCTCGGGCTTATGAGGCCGCGCGAGTTACTGCCTACTCCACACCGCTAATACGTCTTATAGCGCTAGCGGTCTTTCAAATCCATAGCTCTCAATTCGGCCTCAAGCTCGGCGCGTTTCTCGGCTTGCGTCTTTTTTGCGGTGCTCTTCACCGCAGTGGAGGTGCCGACGTCGTTACCGAGCGTAGCTGCCGGCCGGTTATCGTTCTGCGGCTTGGCTTTGGGTTTCACGATGGACGTGTAGTCGGCTCCGATCGCCTCAAGCTCCTCCTTTTGGAGGCGCTCGTATTCGGCGAGCACGTCGTCGGCATCGGGCATATCGCCATCGCGCTCGGAGAGCGAGTAAGCGATTTGCGCGAACCGAGCGCGGGCCTTGTCGGCAGACTTCCCGATCAAACGCTTTGCGAGCGGATGCTCGTCGGTGGCTGCCTTGATCACCCCGTCGAGATATTTCTCCACGCTCGCGACAGCTCGCGATTGCACCTCGCGCTCCTCTTCGGCTTTCTTCCGCTCGGCCAGCTCGCGCTCTAGTTTCGCAATCCGATCTTCCGACTCGCGAGATTTCATGAGCTGCGCCGCGGCCTCGCGATTCTTTGGGTCGGCAGCTTGCTCCTTGGATAGCGCCCACAACTGCCGAGCTGCCGGCCCCATATCCTCGTCGTCGAGGCCGAGTGCGCGAAGAGCCGCAGCCGGATCGTATTTCGCGCGAGTCTTGAGCCGCGTGAATGCCTCGATCTCGGATCGCGCGGACATGATCTCGCGTTCGAACGTGTCGCGTTCTTTGCGGAGCGTGATGCGCTCTTGCTCGAGTGCGGCCTTAGCTTGGTGTTCGCGCTCCTTCGCCCGCTTTTCATGCTTCGCGACGATCGCGAGCCGCTTTTGGAGATCCGGATCGTTTTTCGCCTCGTCGGTTTCCGGTTGCTCCTCTCCCTCTGTTTCCTTTTCCTCGGGCTCCTCGGCTGCGGCTGTCTCTAGCTCGTGCTGCCGGTGCGCGGCCTCTTTTGGTGGCTCCTCTCGCGGAGTGACCTCTGTTTCTGTCGGCTTGATCTCGCCATGCTGCGAGCCCGCGGCCATGCGGTGCAGGTCTGCGATCACTTGCTCGCGCGTGGGGCGCGGTTGTCCGTTGGCTCCATTGGCGGGCCTTCGACCGACTGCAGCCGAGCCGGTTGTGTTTGTCTCTTCGGTTGGCATCGTGGCTCCTTTAACGCGCGCTATCGCGCGACGAGTTGCATTGCCTCCGGCGCGAGTGCGGCCGTCGGCTGCGGCTCCATGGGCGGGCCCCCGGGTGACGTCACGTTGACATCGCCGGGCATCATGGGCGCGTTTTCGTTTGCGGGCGCAGCTGCAGCCGGCCCGCCGGAGAGTATGTAGGCCGCTTGCGTGATCCACTGCCGGAGCGATTCGAGGATCTCCTCGGGCGCTCCCTCGTTACGGATGCGCAGATACTCCATCTGGCAGCGCCACACCCCGAGCTTGAGATTTTGATACGGCTCGGGCATGAGGATCTCGCCATCCTCGATCGCCTCGATCGTGTGCTCGATATCTTCGAGCGCCTCGGTGTAGATCGACATCGCGCGCTCTAGGTCGGGATGCCGCAACAGCCGGCGCGCCTCATCCTGCGAGACGACGCCCGCCTGCGCCCATTCGAGCACCGTCTGCATCCGGCCCGCGGGCGATCGAGGCAGCGTCGAGGCAGCGGCGATCGTAACGCGAACGTCCCCCATGTCGACGTCGCTCCACTTGATCCGCTTGGCGCCAAACTTCGTGCGGCGCAGAACCACCGGGGCTTCGCTACCGAGATCCTTGCAGCAGTCGAGGAGCAACCAAACCGTATCGAGCTTGAGCCGCTCGAAGGCCTTTTCCTGCAGCGCGAAACGTTGCGTGGTTTGGTCGCGGTATTCGCGCAGCGCCACGCCCGAATCGAGGCCCGCGGGTTTCGTCGATTGCGCGGCCATGCGCGATACACCGAATTCCTCGAACGCGCTCGCCTTGAGATTGTCGCGGCTCGCGTAGGTCTCTTGCGATACCGCAGGCGGAATGATCGTCTGCGGGATGTCGCCTTTGATCACCGCGATCGTGCCGAGCCGGTTGGTTGTCTTAACCGAAAGGTTAGCGTCCGCAATTCGGACGTACGTCGTAGGCACCGCAAGCTGATCGAGCTGGCGATCGATCTGCCAATTGCGCTTATTGAGCGCGCGCTGGTGCCCTGCGATCCGCTCGGCACCCGAGATGCCGTACCAGCCTCCAATCGGCTCGCTCCACACGATGCGGGCCATCGGAAAATGCGGCTTGTGATACTGCTCGTCGAGGATGCATGCGCCATCGATCGAAATGACGTGCCGGCCCGGTAGGTAGCCTTTGCGATCGCGCTTGCCCGACGGCAAACGCCAGCTCTCAATGATGACAATCTCGTTATCCTGGAGTGGCCGATAGCCGGCCCAATTGCGCCACGTCCGATTCGCGCCCGCCTGCGCCACATCGATCTCGCGCGCGAATTTGGGGAACTGGTGTTTAAGCGACTCGCGATCGACGCTCTTGCGCCGGTGCATCTGCCGCGGCAACGCATCCCGACACTCGGCCTCGTCGACTACGATCTCATCTACCGGCACTAGCTCGGCGCGCAGCTCGTCAAATCCGTCGATATAGACTTGGATAAGGCCCGTGCCCTTGAGGGCAGCGGCCTTAAACGCGAGTCGACACTTCTCGTCGATATCGAGCTTGCGGCTAAGGCCGTCGGCATACCACTCGAGATGCCGCGCCATCCGCTGGTGCGTCCAATCGGCATCGTCGGTCATGAATCGCGCGCGAACGTCGGTGGCCGCGATCGCGGCCGTGACGGTATCCACGTTGCTCGCGATTACGTTCTCGGTGACAAGCCCGAGGTTTTCGATCGAGCCCGCCTGTCGACCAAACGACTCCGAGCGCACTCCATTCGGATCGTAGAGCGCGTTGAGTTTGACGAATTTGTCAAAGAGGCGTGCTTGCCGACGCTCGACGGCGATCACGTAGTCGAAGATCGGCCCGAACGCCATAAAGCGCTCGGCATTCCACCAAAGCATCCGATCGCGTTCGCCTGTGTGCATGACAACTCCAAACCGACGTGTGATCGCCGATTCGGATCGCGGCGCAGACAGGGCTACTCACAACTAGTTTATTCGTGCTCGGTCTCGGCGAGATCAAAGCCAGGAGTACCGGATTTGCGGCCAAACGTAGCCGGATCGTAGAGCGGATCGGTGGGCTCCCTCTGCTCGTCGGACACCGACGTGAGCACCGGGGGCAGCGGCTCCGGGGGATCGATTGCGAGTTTGACGGAGCACCCATCGAAATCAAACTCGAGATTACGCACGCCCGCCGAGCGGAGCCGAGGAGCCCGCTCGACGATCAGATCGATTACGTCTTTAGCGTTCATAGGCCCCAATCATCTCCGACGAGATCACCATAATCGGAATTGCCTAGCAAGGAGTCGAATCCGTCGCCCGCGCCTTGCTCGAGCTGCGCGGCGATATCCGCATCCGCCGCGGGCTTGCGCACGCGCACATTGACCGGGGCACTCTCGATCTTGCCGGCTGAAATCAGAGAGCCAATCGCTCGGCGCGCATAGACGAGGCAATCGGTCGAGTGATTCGCCTGGCCCTTATTCTCTTTCATCTGCCCAAACTCGTCGATCTTCCATTGCAGGCCGGAGAGCTGTTTTTCGAGGGAGGAGCCCTTAAGGACCTTGAGTCGCGCGTCGACAAAATCTCCATTGACCACTTCGATCGCGGAAAACTTGGATTTCTTTTCCGCGGCAGCAATGCGGATTCCGTACACGTTCGACAGCTCGTCAATGATCGCCTCACCGTTGCCGGCCAGATCCGCGACCATGACATCCGGCCAACCGATCGCACCGATCACTCCGTCGGGTTTGACCGGATCCAGATCTTCACCGATCAATAGATGCGCGATCGTCTGCGCGTACATCTTGCGCTGTTCGAATCCATACACGTGATAGATGACGCGCGCCGGATCCGTGGGCGCGAACGCAAACACGTTAAGCGCAAACGGATCGGAATGCCCGAGATCCATCGCGACGACGAAACTCCAGTCTTTGTATGCGTCGGGCAGTTTGGCGATCTTGAACGGTCCGACTCGCTCGGGGTCCCACTGATTGAGCGGTTTACCGTCGGCATCGTGCGGCCGGTATTTGAAAACGTTCTCGGTGTCGTCGGCAGCCCATTGGCCCAGGTATTCGCGGAGCCAAACGGGGTTGTCTGCACTCCACTGTTGGGCCGCGGCCTCGATCAACGCTTCGGCCCACAGGCGCGCCATCGTCGGCACCGTCTGCGCGCCATCCTGCAGAGTCCAAGCGTGGCTACTCCACCCTTTCCAATCCGCGAATTCGGGCGCAGCTCGCTCACTCCACGGCCGATGCCATTCCGAGCCGGGCCTCGTCGCGTCGTAAAACAGTCCCTGCAGCACGTGCCCCGGCGTGCCGATCAACCAAATGCATCCTCCGTAGTCACCGAGCCGCGGGCCGATCACGCGCGTGATCAGCTGGCGCAGTAGCTCTACCGGATAGCTCGCGGCCTCGTCGATTCCTACTTCGTGGAATGCTTGGCCGCGGAGTTTATCGATCTCGCGCTTGTCGTCGGCACCGAACAGCCACAGCGTCGCTCCGTTGCGCTTGAGCGTCGCGCGGAGTTTGGTCTCGTTGTAAACGACGTCGCGCCCGACGACGAAACCGAGTTTCTCGAACAGCTCTTTAAGCGGAGCCCACATCAGGCGCTCGGCCTGATCGCGCGTCGTCGCGATATACAGACACCGCGCCTTGGGGGTGGCGAGCATGCGCAGCACGAGGCGCGCGCGGCCTGCGGTTGTCTTGCCGCCACCGCGGCCACACAGCGCGGTAATGCGCCGATGCGGATCGATTACGAAATCGCGCTGCTTCGGATGGCACTCGGCGATAACTAGAGCGCGCTTGCTTTCCCACTCGTCGGTGTTCGATTCCGCGAGTTGCTTTGCGGTGTCGGCTAGCGCGATGTCGAGGCGCAACTCATGCCGCGGGCGTCCACCAAATCACGTGTGTCTCGTGCACGAAGTAGGTGGATGCCGATGCGCTGCTATTACTGTTCGCAGGCCTAAACTCGAGCTGAAAATGCCGGAGCTGGGGGAGGTAGTGAATGCGCCAGTTGTGCCGATTCGGCTGATCGCTCTCGCTCTTGAGGCCCTGGCTTTGTAGTCGGCCGGGGATGTCGAGCATGTCTTTAAAGTGCATCACAGCGACGGGCACGGCCTTAACATCGAGCTGCGTGCCGGGCTGTGGGCGGTGGTGCGGTTGCGGGGTGTCTTTGCTCATGCGTGGTGCCTCCGAGGCCGGTATTCGTCGAACCTGGCCGCGTACGGATCAAAACGAGCCAACGGGATTCTCCTCGCCAGCTCGGTAATAACGGCTGTCTTGCACGCGTAGACAAACCGCTCTTGAGGGTCGATGCCGAGTGCTCGAAACAAACCGCGCGCAAGGCCACTCCTGCGATACGCCTCTTTGACGTAGCAGTAGAAAACGATCGGGGGCGTGGCGCTCGGCTCTCCGCAAATGAAGCCCGCCAATGCGTCGGGCTCCTCGGCAACGATCGTGATCGCTTTGGGTCGGTTCCGCACGCGCGCGATCTGCGGCAGCATGACGTGTTTCCAGTCGTCCATATGGATCATGCCGGCCGCATGCGCCCATCGATACGAATCAAGCCAACCGTAATCGACGAAGATCCGATCGGCCTCGGTGGCTTTGCGGTACGTCGTCACCCGAGCTTGCTCCTCACGTGCTCGCGGATCCGCTCCTTGCGTCGCTTGTTCTGTTCGGCTTGCCACTCCGAACGCGTCATGCCGTCGGCGATCGCGCTCGTCGACAGATAATCCTTTGGCCGCTCCGTCGAGCCCTTACCCGATTCGACGCTCGCCACGCTCGGCTTAATCGACGGCGCACTCATCACCCACGGCGCATCCGTGCCGCAGATCTCGCACGCGCGAGAGTCGTGGGCCTCGTGCGGTTCGAGCCACTCGAATCGCCCGTGATGCGGGCAGCAGTATTCGACGAGGATCATGCGTCCCCCGGCGTGTCGTGATCGTCCATCGGCTCGCGTTCGTCGGCGCGGTGCCACGAACGCTCACGCTTGCGGCGCGACTCACCAGCATCGCCGCAGACCCAACAGCCCCGGCCGGCCGAGCACTTTGGTTGACGCGAGCGACTCATGCGGCAGCACTCCGAGCGCCCGCGGTGTGCGCGAGACTGATCAGCCACTCAGCAAACGCTTTGGGCGTGCGCCGTCGCTGTTGTGGCGAGCACACCTTAATCCCCGGCGGTACCGTGCCCCCGGAGTGATTCTCGTTGCGCGTGCCCGAGCACCAATGCGTCGGGATGCCCCCGGTTCTGATCGTCGACACAACCAGGTAGCGACGCACCCCTACAAAGTAGAGACGCGTTCGCTTGCGCGCGACGTGACCCCACGACACCTGATCAACGTCGACAGTAAAACCACCATGCTCGTCGAGAAACTCACCGGGCCGAGCGATCGCGGCGTACTGCCAGAATTTGGAGCGCCACGGATGCTCCATGACGCCACCCCACCGACGAACGGCATCGAGCGCATGCTCCGCGAGCTGATGCTCGTTGCCCCTGTAGAGATGCCGTAGCTCGCCCCACGGGCCACACGGCGGGTGCGCGACTACGGGCCACGGCCCGGCGTATTTCGTCGCGTCGCGATCCTTGTCCCACGGATCAACGTCGGGCCGATTGAAGTACGGCCCACCGCGCTCAACGTAGAGCGCTGCGATCATCCGAGAATGCCTCCGGCGCGCGTCGACTCCTGCAGTCGTGCAATCACCGCGGTCTTGCGCTCGGGCGTGAGCGCATCGAGATAGGCGATCACGAGCTGATCGCGTTTCTCCGGTGACATCGTGCCGACGGTTTTCGCGTCGTGCGCCTCGAGTTTGCGGAGCGCATCGGTCACGCCCGCGAGCTGCTTCGTGAGCCAAGCGAGATGCGAGGCCAGATCTTTGTTGTATTCGCCCGCGGCAAGCATCTCGGTCACTCGATCGACGCACGAATCGAGCGCGATGCAGGCCTTGCCCATCGTCGCGCGAGTGCGATCGAGCATGTTTGCCGCGACAATCGGCAATTCGTGGCCTTTAATGCCGTCCTTTTGCCGTTTTGGCT